TCAATCAAGGATAGTAAAATTCTCACTCTTTTCTATCTCATACATCCTTACCGAATGCAACACGAGATCACGATACTTCCAAGTGCTGACCAGATACTCAATAACCTCTTGGTCCTCTATCCTGCATTCCATAAGTAATAATAGCTTGACCGTGTATTCATTCTTCAAAATCGGAACCTGATAAGTCACATCTACCCAATGCTCAAAACCTAAGTCTGTCTGCTCTACATTTGCTAGTTCAATATTTAAAATCTTCATTTTTATTCCTCCTACTTATCTATTCGTAAAAGAAGATAAAAAGTTATGAAAAAATCACTATTTTTTTATTTTTAACAAAACACCGTTTTTGACAATAATCAAAAAATAAAAAGGAGCTATTATTAACAAAATGGCGTTTTTGACAATAATACCCTGCCATTCCTCCTCCCTATTCTTCAAGAAAACGCTTTTTTGAAGAATCAGAGCAAACAAAAAAACCGCAAGCCTGAGCCTGCGGTGAAAGAACAATTTAGAAAGTTTCCTTTCTATTTATTTAACTGTAATCAAGCCATCTGGCTCTACTGTGAATTCTGGCTTGTCTGCCAGTGTTCCGTCTGGTTTGAGGTAGTACCAGCCTGTTCCGTCCGCTGACTGGACGAAGGCGTTTGATACCATGGCGCCTTCTTTAGTGTCTAAGTAGTACCAAGTGTCCTTGTACTTGACCCAGCCTGTCTTCATGGCACCTTCTACATCAAAATAGTACCACTTCTCAGCGATTTTCTTCCAGCCTGTGGCCATTTCGCCTGATTGGTCAAAGTAGTACCAATTACCGTCTGTGTGCTTCTTCCAGCGGTCTGAAAGCATATAGCCTGAGCCATCGAAATAATACCAGGTACCGTTGATTTTCTCAAACTTATCTTTTGGATAAGAGCCGTCTAAATGTACGTACCAGTAGCCAGTGTCGTTCTTCTTCCAACCTGCTTCAACGCTCAAACCGTTTTCAATATCATGCTTAAACTGTTCACGGCTAATGCCCCAACTTGCAAGATATGGATAAGGGTCAACGTGGTCTGAGTGGTTGTTTGGTTGGTTATTCGTGCAATACTCGTGCGTTTTAATTCCAGCTAAACTCCCTGTATCAAGCGTTTTCGGCAAACCTGCTTCATCTGCTAGATTGCGTAGCAATTCGATATAGAGGCGATAGTCCATCATGAACTCTTCTTTGGTTGAATGGCTTTCAATCAGTTCAACCGCTGCGTAACTCTCAGCATTCCAACCGCCCCCAACATCCCAACTTCCGTTGTTCACAGGTCCTACTTGCATGACACGGCCGTTTCCGACAACATGTGAAAAGAACCCTAGTTCAGGGTCCTTTCTATAGTGGTAATCAGCTTCATTTTGAGCGGTTGAGTTACGGTTGCCTGTTGAGTGAGCATGTACTTGTCGATAAGGCTGCACCCCAACCTGTGGCAAGCCTGTACGTAGTCTGTTTCTATCGATATCCATTCCCTATCGTCCTTTCCATGCGTCATTCATCTGCTTCACTGCTGACTCTACGAAGGTGTCTAAGTCTTTGTCAGTCATGCTAATATTGTATTTTGTAAGCTCAGCACGGACTTTAGCACGAGCCTGCTCCAGCTTTTCTTCGCCCTTATAGCCAGTTTCAGAAGCGACCTGTTCCACGGCATTTACTGCATTTTTGGCCAAGATTTCAACAATCTTGATAGTCTTTTCTCCACCTTTTTTGACGAAGTATTCCTTGACTGCCCTAACTACAACCCCTGCCAAAATGACTAGGATGCTGATTGCTCCATTAGTAATGATTTCAGTAATTTGTTGCATTTGTTATTCTCCTTTTTCGATTTCTTCCATGCGGTCGTTCATGCGAACCATTTCTTTTTGAATGTCTCCGACCGTGTGAGTGATTGTGGTTAATTCTGTAGTGGTCTTTTCTAGGTGAGTCATCAAACGCTCTTCTCGTCTATTAGAGTCGGCCTTTGATTGCTCGTGCAAATCCATAATCTTCTTCTCTCGCTTGTCCGAAGTCTTGATAAGATATCGAATGATAATAAAAAAAAGCAAGATAAACAAAATCGCCCAAGCTACCTGACTTTGAGCGATTTTTTCAGCTTCTTCAATTGGCATACAACCTCCTATTCTTTAGGTTCTACCGTTGGAACCGTCCAGTCAGGATTGCCCTCTGCATCAAATTTCATGATATAGAATTCATGATTCAACAGAACGGCTACGTTGATTGTTGCGATTATACCACCCCACTGGTTGAACGCCCAAACGGTTTCAACATCCTTGAATTGGCGACGGCCATTTACGATCACAGGACGTTTTTGAACATCACGATACATATAGAAGTCATCGCTTACATTCTTGCAACGAATGAACTCTCCATTTTCTTTCATGTAGCGCAAAGCACTCGCAAGATCAAATGGTTCTGTGATTTTTGTAAGGTCTAGTAAGTTATCTGTGTTTTGAATTGTTTCTGCCATGTCTATTCTCCTTTGTCTGCTGGTTTAGTTTGTTCATCAAGCAGAGCTTCCAGCTCATCCACTCGTGCTTGAAGTCTTTGATTCTCTTCCCTTTGCTCATTCAACTGAATACTCAAGATATTACTTGTAATCATCGAATCTGTTGAAGTTGTTGACATTTCACTAATTGTCATTTGTAAGGCTTGGTTAAGCTGTTCTGTGTTCATTTTCTAAGTTCTCCAATCTGTGTGTTCGTTTTCTATTTTCAAGAGCAAACTCCTGAATTGCTTTAAGTGCGATATTGGTCAACATGTTGTTATTCATGCTATTGTTTTCTCCATTTTTTCTATTTTTTGATTTAATTCTTGAATAGCCTTGATTAAGTAAGGAACTAAAGCGGTATAGTCTATATGCAGATAGCCATCTGGATTCTCAGGATCTCGTGAGACAATTTTTGGAACGATGGTTTCAGCCTCTTGAGCTATTAGACCAATCTCCTCATGTTTCTTATTTTCGATGAAATCAAATGCAACCATTCTTAATCTGTTGATTTTATCCAAGGCTTTCACAGCTGTATCTGTGATGTTCTCTTTTAAGCGTCTGTCTGATTTTTGTTCCATCCAATACTTCACGCTACCGCTACCGACCTGATTCCACCAAACAACCGCATTCCTTCCTCCTTTGGGATTCCAGCCATCACCAAGCACATCTTTACTTCCAAGTTCGATACCATTTGAAAACACAGGAGAACGAGAAAAAGTAGTATTCCCATAGAAGTTTGCTCTCGATGAATTCGAAAAATCCACTTGATCATAAAAACCGACTTCATTCCTACAGTACATTTTCCCATCAGTATTGACGTTCCATGCTTTAGGTCCGGCATAGTTCCAATTATTTCCCCAGTTCGCCCAGAAGGCTGTCCGGACTCCATGCCCGGCACCATTCCCCATACCAACAGAGAACTGATTGACACCTGAAATCCAGCGACCGCCACCCTGGTCAAATTGACCAAGTGTGAATCCACCGATTCGGCCTTGATAGGCTTCTAGGAAGGTTGAGCTAGAAATGACGGACTCAACCTTAATAGAGAAGATACGTTTAGATATCAGTTGGTCAATAAAAGCATCAGTTGCAGTTAATTTTTTAATAAGCGCATCGTCAACTTTCAACTTCTCAGCAGTTACCGCTTCAGCGTCTAATATCGTAGTCGTGACCGAACCAGCTTCAAAATTGCCCGTTTTGAGCTTATCAACCATGGCAGACTTGATGACTGCTCTGTCAATCAGGGTCTCTCCAGTGATGTGGGTCAATTTCCCAACAAAGCGGTTATGTCCATTGGCGCCAAGATTGATTCCAGAGATGATATCTCCAGCCGAGTTGATGTTTTGAACTGCCCATGAGCCAGCTAGTTGAGTCATTTTTGTTTGCGTTGCTTCAAGCTTCTTATTCGCATCTGCGACTGCATCTTCTGGATGTGGTTGCCATGTTCTAGGTTTATAACCTTTGTACAAGTCAACTTCTGTAATATACAAATCAGCTGTTCCTGATGATGAGCCATTGTTATCAAAACGAATGTAAGCATTATCCATTTCTCCGGAATTAAAAGTTACTGAGACATCTTCGCATCTAGAGGTAGATAGTTTCTTGCTGCTAACAACTTTCTTAACGATTGTGAATCCATCGCTCTCGCCTGCTCTTCGTCCCAAAATATAAACATCATAGCTTGCTAGAGCACTGTTGTTAAATCCTCTAAAATTCAGTACATAGTCAGTATTTCGTTCAAGATTAAAACGGTAACTATACAAAAAGTTTTCGTTTTTAGTTGCATTACTTAAACGCATAAGGTCTTTCTGCCCGTTGTGATAAAAGCTATGCTTAACCAATCTTCCTAAATTTTGAGTTGAGCCCCATTCATTCGTAGCATTTTTAAAATCACTATTCTTAATGAGGTTAGGGCCGCTTACACTATATTTCCCAACCTCAACCTGAAATAGTTGATTGGTCAGAGCCATGCGAGCAACCTTATCCGCAATTCCATTTTCAGTATTGCCCAAAATCCGCTCGTAAAGTTTACTGGTTTCCTTAACACGCTGGAAGTCAGTAGTCTCTACTTTTCGCACTAGTTGATTGGTCACATTCGCAAATTGACTATCAGCATTCGCTTTGTTTGCAGAAACCTGATCAGATATTCTACCCATTTGTCGTTCAGCATTATCCTTGTTTGTAGCGACCTGAGTCTTTAAATTTGAAATCTGATTATCTGTGCCTTGCTTATTACTGTTTATCCGATTTGAAATATTTGAAATCTGAGTAGTGGTTCCTTGCTCACTGCTTGTAAGTCTATTTGATAGACCACTGATTTGACCGCCCACATCTTGCTTATAAGTAGTTATCTGACTTGAAATATCCGTGAACTTACCATCTACAGATTGACGATAGCTAGCGATTTGACTAGCGATGTCTTTATTCGCACTAGTTTTAACAGCTTCAATCCTCTGATTGATACCCTTAACATCTTCTTGATAAGTAGCCTTACCAACGAAATCACGATTGACCAGCTCACGGACTGCTGTCGCTTGTCTCGTGCTCTCCTCACGAGTATAGCGCTGTAGGGCTTCCTGTCGCTGACCGTCTTTATTTACATATTCCTGAATAGCTGATAAATCGGTTCGCAAGCCCTGAGCTGTCCGCTCAAAGGTAGCCTTAGCTTCAGTGATGAGACCATCAGCGTCCTCAGGCGCAGGACTCCAGTCCGTCGCCACACTACCGATTTCAACCTTGATTCCTGTTACCCAAGCTGTACCGCTTGTAGCACCTTCAAGATTGAATCGCAATGATGTCTTCAATTGATCAAAATTTGTTTTTTCAGAGTAGTCATAAGTGAATGTAATATATTTCCAATCTGCCGAACCTTTATACATACCAAGCGTAGCATAATCTGGACCACTCTGTACTCCGGTCTCACTATTTTTTCTAAAAAGATAATGTTTGAAGCAATTAAATACATTCCAAAAATTTCGACCTTGGACTACATTTTCGTACTTGATCCAAGCGCTAAAAGTAACTTTTTGGTACAACCTTGAGCTGAAATCTGGTTCAAGGTTGAACGTTAAAGTAGAGTTGTTCTCTAGCCTATAGCATTCTTTTTGACCTGTGACGTGGTTTTCAGGTAATTTTTCAATTACAGCTCCAACCGTCTTGGATTTTATCCATAGATTCCGGCCTCCAACCTTCATTTTTGAAAATTCTTCACGCAATTTCCCGGCTTCAGATACAACTAAAGTCTTATCTGCTTTATCCTTGGTTGCGTTCAGGATTTCCTGACGGATAGAGCCAGCTCGCACCTCAAATTCAGCCTGACTCAACTTCTGATTTAGCTTGTTCTGCGTGTCTGTCTCAAGGCTCTTCACAGATTGCCGGATATTTTCAGCAGTCACATTGAGTGAGCTGATATCGGCTTTAGTTCTAAGCCCTTCAGTCAGACGATTCACACCAGCTTCGAGCGAGTTGGCTCGTTGTTTGAAGGTCGATTCAACTGTTGAAATCTGACCTTCTATATCTTCAGGAGCTTCGCTGTAATCAGTCGCTAACGTTCCTGATTCGATTTTCGGAGCGCATATTTCGATAATTCCTGCGCCAGATTGTCCAAATTGAATTGAATTTTCAATTGCATCAGCAGTAAATGTAAATGAATATTTTTGCCAATTTTTATGAGAGATGGATTTCTGAAATTTGCGATTTAAATCGGTATTATTTGCCCACGAACGAAATAGCAAGTTCACGTTTGCATTTGGGCTATCGCTAGCAATCCTTGCATAACAAGAAATCGTGTACTTTTCACCAATTCGCAATCTAACAAGTTGAGTTAAATCTTTATTTCCACCATTCGTATTTTCAATAACACGAATCATGTTTTTTATCATTTTTTTGGGAGGATCCAAAACTTCTACGCTAATCGCTCGCCCATTTCCTCCGCTTGCACTCATCCAACATCCTTTTGAACGATCGCCAATCAACAAACTCGCAGTATTACGCAAGAGGTTGATTCCTCCGACCTGCACACTCGCTATCTTACTAGAGAGCTCCTCAGCTGTCTGCGTAAGTTCTGACTTGCTGGCTTTATCCTTGGTTACGTTCAGGATTTCCTGACGAATAGAGCCAGCTCGCACCTCAAATTCAGCCTGACTCAACTTCTGATTTAGTTTGTTCTGCGTGTCTGTCTCAAGACTCTTCACAGATTGCCTAATATTCTCAGCAGTCACGTTGAGTGCGCTGATATCGGCTTTAGTTCTAAGCCCTTCAGTCAGACGATTCACACCAGCTTCGAGCGAGTTGGCTCGTTGTTTGAAGGTCGATTCAACTGTTGAAATCTGACCTTCTATATCTTCAGGAGCTTCTGAATAAGAAGTATCTACATCGCTTATTTCAAACTTCGGCATCCAAATCCAAACGGTTCCTTCTTGGTTGAAATTGAACAACCATTCATTTGTGGTCCGCTTGGATTCGTTTGTCCAACCTTTTGGAATATGGACAACATATCGCTTAATTTCTGTCGACAATGTCACATTTCCAGTTTTATATCCGATATTCCCTAATCGAGATCTTAGCATTATTCCATTTTTATTTGCCTTAGCATAAAAACTAATGGTTACATCTTGATTAGTCGTACTTCCGGGAATTACTTTCCCGAATTGACCCAGAGCTGGATAAGTAACCTTGGGATTCCCTCCATCACGGCCAGATGGATTCAGACCTATAATTTTAAGAGCGTTATGTCCAAGATACTTACTTTCGCTATCGATAGTAGCCGTATATGTACTCGTTGTCCAAATTCCTGTTTTTGAAATATCCTGCTTGAATAGTGAGTTCAAGAATAGATTTCGACCGGATGCCTGCACACTCGCTATCTTACTAGAGAGCTCCTCAGCTGTCTGCGTGAGTTCTGACTTGCTGGCTTTACCATTGGCCAAGTTGGTCAGTTCTGACAGTCTACGAGTCGTCGTCTCCTCATACGTCGCTTGCGCTGACTTCACGCCAGCCAGTTCATTTTTAGTCCGGCTAAGTGCTTCAACTTGCTTGGCAATCTCAGTTTCAGCCTGTGCTTGCTTCGGTCGAATATCATTCGCGATAGTCCGTTTCAGAGCGTCCAAGTCACCCGACAGAGCCGTTTGTGCGCTCGTAGTCTGCGACTTAAACGCTTCAAGTCTAGCAACAGAATCCAGCTCAATCCGCTTAGCTTCCTGTGCAAGCAGGGTACTTGCGCCAGCCAGTTCTTTTTTGGTCTGAACAAGTGCTTCAACTTGCTTGGCAATCTCAGTTTCAGCCTGTGCTTGCTTCGGTCGAATATCATTCGCGATAGTCCGTTTCAGAGCGTCCAAGTCACCCGACAGAGCCGTTTGTGCGCTCGTAGTCTGCGACTTAAACTCTTCAAGTCTAGCGACAGAATCCAGCCCAATCCGCTTGGATTCCTGAGCAAGAGAACTACTTGCGCCAGCATTTCGCAAAGCTTCCTCAGCCTTGCGCTTAGTTTCTTTCAATGGCCCGTTGTCAAAGCTATTAAAGCGCTGATTGATAGTATCAGACAGTTCTCTCTTGACTTCTTCAGCTCTGGCTTTGGCCAGTTCTACTTGATCGTTAAAGTCTTTTTTGATTTTGTCGACCTTTTGGTCAAAATCTTTATCTGCTGCTTCAATCTGCGCTTGGATTTTCGCTTCAATGTCATCTTGTTGCTTAATATGCTTGGTAATCGTACCCTCGTAAGAATACTGAGTATCGTTTCCAGCCTTACTATCTGCGCTGATACGCCCTCTCAGACCACCTTTAAAAGTAAAGCTCTGACTTAAGACAGGAACTTTAAAAGTCTCTTTCTTGTTGGTCTGAATGGTTACCCACTGCCCGACCTCAAGCAGTAAATGCCCTTGGTAGTTGAGATTATACGGATAGTAAGTTAGGTTTTTCAGTTTGTAATACAGGTCATTTAAAGCGCTCTGGGTCATGAAGACATTGTCCAGTTCCAAAGACCGGCCTGTCTTCATACCGACCGTCAGAGACTTCTTGTCCGTCTTACAAGTGATACCAGCTATCTGATACTCAATCTCACTCTTGGTCAAGCCATGCAAGAAGTAACTGTCAGCGTTGATCGTGATATTGGACTCAGTCAAATCACGGATTTCCATCTTGCCTTCTCTGTTGAAGAAACAAGACATCCCAATCATCTGAGTCATAGCGCTCAGCATATCCCTAAAGGAAAGTTTCTTGCCCTCAGGAACTTGCTCAATATGATAACGCATCGCGCTGATTCCGAAATAGTCATTCGCTAACTCAATGCCTGTTTTCAGGCAGATTTCCTGAATAACCTCTCGTACTTCAGCTGGGAAATGCAAATCCGTCACGTACTCACGATTGAGCTTAAACATACCGTCCATAAGTTCAAGTGTGGTTGTGTTGCGGTTTCGGTCAATCTCAATATCGTTGATGAAGTATTCCCCCATCTTGACCCACTGATAGGTATCCCCAACCAGTAGACCAATCTCAGGGTGTAGGATATCCAGTTTATTGAACGTGGTAATGATACTGGTAAAGGTAATCTTACCGCTACCAGCACAGGTTCCACCAGGCTTATAAGTATCGCCTTTAATATAGCCATACTCAAAACTAGCCTCTTTGATATCCCGTGAAGTATAATCACCAACACGAATAGCCAGCGTCCTTTCCTTGGCAAACATGGCTCTGTCAAATTGTCGTCTAGTTAAAGCGTCCATTTTCTTACCTCTCTACCAGATTAAATTTAGCGCCAGACCAAGGTTTAAACTTCTCAGTAAAGGTATAGCTAGGAGCTGTCCTATCACCGACATAGAAAGTCTTTGTGACTTGGCCATCCATGGGGTCTGGATAAGATACCTCAAAAAATTTAGATGATACAGCATGTAAAAGCTGACTTATTTCTCCCTGAGTCATCATACCCCATTCACAGTCTAGTTTGCGTTTGGTCGTGATACGGTCACGCACCATATCGCCATTGGCATTACGCCCTGTCTCTCCATCGATATCTTGAATACCGACTTGAAAAGATTTGGGAGGCTTCACAGCCACCCCATTGATTGTCAATTGTGCCATTTAACCTCCTAAATCTTGAGCAAGGTTTGACCTGCTCGTTCATGTTCCTTGTTGATTTCTTGGATAGCTACCCGTCCGAACTCATGGCCTGCGATTTGGATAACGATGTCGCCGTCGCCAGAGAATCCACCTTGTGGACTAACACCAGCCATGGCATTTACTACCGCACTGCTGACTACTCGTCCAAGTGTTTGGATAAATCCTGTATTTTCAAGTGGTACGACCGCCTCTTTACCAGCTTCACCAATCATGGCGATTGTTGGACTATCGACGATACCACCACGGGCAAGACGAGGGAGGCTAACTGTACTTACACTACCAACCCATCCTAGACCAGGTAAGTTTCTGACAACGCCTAAAACTCCATTAATCATTCCGATGAAGCCATTGACTACATTTTCAATCGTTCCAAGAACCGCATTGACCGCACTCTTAAACGCTCCACCTACTGCCTCTCCGACCATCTGACCAGCATTTACGAAGATACTTTTAACAGTATCCCAAACGCCTTTAAAGAAGTCGCCAATAGAACTAAAAGCATCTTTTACTGCGTTGTAAGCATTAGTGAACATCTCACCAAACCAGTTTGAAACACTGGATAACGCATTAGTCACATCTGCCCATCTCTCGCCAAACCATGAACCTAGTTTGCTAAAGATGTTTGTTAAGCCAGTCCATGCTTTTTGGAACATGTCAGTAAACCATGCCCCGATATTAGCCAACGCACTAGTCACATCTGCCCAACGTTGTCCGAACCATGAGCCGATTGGAGTGAAGATATTAACGATAGCGTCCCATGCACCTTGGAATACACCAGAGAACCACTCTCCGATGCCAGAGAATATGTTTACAATGGCGTCCCATGCTTGCTGGAATTTCTCGCCAAACCATTGACCTATCGGCTCAAAGATTTCTTGTAGTTTCGTCCATAGACCGCTGAAAAATTCGCCAATCGATTGACAAATACCACTGATAAAATCACATAGTCCTTGCCATGCAGTTTTAGCAAACTCAACAACAGTGTCCCAGTTTTGATAGAGCAAAACACCAATAGCAATCAAAGCTGCGATTGCTGCAATAATCCATGTTATTGGACTTGTCAAAACTGCTAACGCTGCATTAAAAGCCCATGTTGCAGCTGTAGCGACTCCTGTTGCAACAGAATGTGCAAATTTCGCCGCGGTTGCTAATCCCATTTTCGCTGCATGAGCAGTCCATGCTAGAGCTGATTTACCAAGTTCTAAAGCAGTTTTTCCTAGCTGTGCAATTGTTTTACCTGAATTGACCACAAAATCTTTTGCATATAAGGTGTTCAAATAGATTGTTTCACCAAAACTGACCAACTTATCAAATGTCAATGCTTTAATAGCAAGACCTAGATTCTTAATCCCTCCAACAATCAAAGAGACCTTACTACCTAACAAGCTGAATGCTCCTGCAAGTCCTCCAGCTTGTTCTGCCCATGATAAGAAATTAATCGTTTGCCAAGTTGTTATCAAAGCTACGATAGGTTCTTTGTTTTCTTTACACCAGTCAGAAAAAACGGTGAAACCATCTGCCACTAACTTAATAGCATCCGCCAATAGTCCCAAAGTGGCTAAAAGGCCACCTCCTAGTAAATCTGAAATTCCTTCAATACTAACACCGAATACTCCTGATAAAAACTCAGCAAAAGGTTGCCAGGAATTCTCCCAGAGAATCTGAATAATGTCAATTAGCCCATTAAAAGCATTAGCAATAGAGTTAATAGCAGGGACTACATGTTCATCATAAACACGACTTAAGCCATCGCCAAATTTGTTAACAGACCTTTCAATGCTCTCAAATACAGGCGCAACAGTATCTAATAAACTTTGGAAGACTGATGAAATTTTAGGAGCGCTTGTCACAACGACTTTTTCAAAACCTTTAAACAAACTTCCTGCTAATTTACTACCAACTTCAACAATGGTAGATGTCAAACTCAACAGAGTTGACACAATAGCGCTACCGATACGAACCGCACCAGTTGAGGTAATGACGTCGTAGAAAGCACTAGAAAAGTCCTGAGCTATGTTTCCTACTGCCTCGGAAAGGTTACCAACATTATCAAACAAAGCGACTAGCGCCCTGATAATGCGTTCTTTTTGCCTTCCAAGGCCATTTGCAATACTTTCGGCAAGGAAAACACCGATACCTAGCCCGATAGTGGTTATTGAGCCTGTCACTTGCCCTAAAGCATAAGCAATTTTCTCAGCCATGCGGTTAAAGGCATTCACAACCCTTGGGTCAGTGGCGATTTCTCCCATTGTCTTAGCTATTTGGTCTAAGGCAGTCTTAATGCGTTTTATACCTTCTGGTCTAAATGCTGCATCAAAACCTTTCTTGAAGAGGTCAAACAACCCTTTGAGCTTATCTCCAAGACCATCAAAAATGCTCTTGAATTTGTTGTCCATGTCGGTCAACTCGACTTCTGGCAAGATGTCTTTGAAAGGTCCGCCACCGCCTCCCTTTCCTTTACCACCTTTGCCACCGCCTCCAGAACCGCCTGCGTCGTCATCTTTTGGTTTTTGCAAGATGTTAATCTCATCAAATCCCAAAAGACCTAGCAACTCTTTAGCGGCCTTCTTAGCGTTTTTGGCGGAGTCTCCAAGATTGTCAGCAAGTCCTCCTGCTGAATCTCCAGCGTCGTCTACTGCGTCAGCAAGGTCTCCTGCTCCGCCTGCAGCATCCTTCATGGCGTTACCCATGTCTCCAACTGCTCCACCAACACCATCTTTCACTGTTGCTTTCTTGTTGAACATCAAAGCGATAAACTCAGCGAGTTTAGCAGTAACGTTCTTCAAAACCATAGCAAAAGAGTTCAAGACAGGCATAATGGCATTGATAATCGGTAACATAGAGTTACCAAGGTTCAATGCTGCGTCCTTCATTAGCGACTTAAACAGGCTGATACGACCATTTACAGAATTAGACAAGGTATCTCCATACTTGGCTGTAGCTTGCTCCAGGATAGCCATAAGACGGATTTGTTGCTGGGTTTGGTAGTCTAATTGTTGCCAGCTTTGTCCGTTTGAGAAACGTTTAAAAGCTTCAGTGGACTTAATCATAGCCACATTGACGTTGATTCCTAGGTCCTCAATTGCTTCGGTGTTCCCTAGCAAACCTGAGCGAATCCGCTCCATAACGTCTGTAATGCTACGCCCTGAGCCTTCAGCAACCACTGCCGATGTCTGCAACATCTTAGCAGTATAAGCACTTAGCTTATTGGTGTCTTTGATAAATCCAGAAAATAAGTTTGAGTAGACTGCACCATAGTTAGTAGCCTCGCCCACACCCATATTCATGGCATTAGCGTTATCGTTAACCCATTTTAAGAAAGATTGCGAACTCTCACCCATCTGTCGCTTAATTTGGTTCATAGACGCTGACACTTCAAGAGCTGTCTGCGTTGAATACATCCCAACATCAAGTAATTTCTTACCAAGGATTGCAAAACCAGCGAACTTAGCCAGCTTGCCAAACGCACTACCGATTGAGCTCGACTGTTCACGAACTTTGGCAGTAGCATTTTTCACTCGGTCAGATGTTCCTTTGACCTGATTCTCGACTTCTTTCATCTTTTTCCTGAAAGGCGCTATCTCAGCGTCAATCATGACTTTCAATTCATCAAGAGTTGCCATTTACTTCCTCCTTCCTTTTTCGATTATGTCTCTCTGCAAATTCACGCATCCGTTCCTTATGCAACAAAAGTGCTTGTTTCTGTCGTTCCTGTTCTACTGCTTGTTGTTCTTCTACAAACAACTCAGGCGCATATTCCCAGAACTCAAAGGCCTTGGCATCTTTGGATAACAATAAAGAAACGTGGTTGGATATCATCTGCGAAAGTCTGTATGAGTCAATAATCTTTTCTTTACGCTCTTGGATTTTGACACGGTTATAGCTTTCAATCATTTCTCTGATTTCAAGTACCGTCAAATCCCAAAAATCAAGAGGCTTGCCCCCGATGTCCAAAAACATAGGATAAAGCCTCTCAATAATCTGAGTTACCGTTAAGATTACTTGTCTACTGTCATTTTCTTCTTGGAAGTTTTCTTGTCCTTGCTTCCTCGTGGAGTAAAACCCGATACTTCAAAGAGTGGCATCAACACCTCTGTCATGAAGGTTGTTTGGTCTCCGCCATTGTCCACGTATTCATCGTATAAATCATAGACATCCTCAAGAGAATACCCATGTTCATACTGCTGCAAGGCTCCATGAACTAACAACAGCATAACTTTCAAAGGCGGTAAAGTGAACTCTTCGCCAGCTTCAGGCATGAAAATCTTTAACAAGTTCATGCCGATTTTTTCTTCCACAGTTGCAGCTTGATGAGATGTCAAACGTAGCTTCAACTCTTTTTCGTCAGTAACTTTCCAAGTTGTGTATTTTAACGCCATTTAATTAACCTCCAATACCGTCTGTAAATTCCAACTCTGACTGCAAAGCAATTTTAAGGGTGAACTCGATAACGGCATTGACACCGCCACCGCCTAACTTAACAGATACTTGACCTTCAAATTTAACCTTAGTCCCGTCTGGATATGTTTGCTCAAAGTAGAGTTTTTTCTTGTCATCCGCTGCCTTACGCAATACACGATAAGGAGCAGTTGCGCTTGAATTATTATAAGAGAACTTGTACTCAAGTTCTCCTACGTCCCCAATACCAAACTCGTACTTCTTAACTTTATCTTCAAGAGTAGTATTTTCTACTTTTTCGAGTTCAATACCAAACTCTGGCACTTCTTTCAATCCAACAAGTTTAGTATAAGTTTCTTTAGATTCGCCATAAGATAGCGTAATTCCATTTGCTAACATGTTTAATTCTCCATTCTAAATTGAAAAACAAGCTCTGAGTCTAAATCAACGACACCTTCAAAGCGCATGACCTTATGTCTCAAATGAGACGGGTCTGGCACGTCTTGGCAGTCGGTTCTTCGCAAACCTAAAGACTCAAAAATCTGATTGATTTTAACAGCTAACTCACTAGTGCTGGTATCATCAAAGATATCCACCTTGTAGCGGATAGAGGATTTTTGTTCCTGGTCATCAAACCAATCACCCGGCTTGTTTTGTTCTTCCAAAAAAATAACGACTGGGAAAGTCTCCCAATCGCTAGGATAAGTATCGGTCACATTATCTGCAACCTTTTGCAATTCTTTATAAATAACAGGCTTGATATTAATCATTTTATTTGTTCTCTTATCTTTCTACGGACATAATTCGAAATATTCTTAGACACACGCTCTTGATTGTCTCTCAAAGCTGGATAAAGATAAGGCTGAGCAGGTTGACCATACATCTTGTAGAACTCCCCAATCTTTTGAAAGTGGTACGGTCCTACATTGATTTGGTCTTCATGCACATACCAAGGATTAGACTTGTAAGTTACGCTGACCTCTGGAGAGATACCCGAATGGTTAGCTTGTCCTATTGGTCCCGTTCCAAACTCAACATAAGGAGCGTATTTAAGGTTGGTGTAAACTTCGCCTATAGCCCTATCTCCGTCCATTTTTGCCCTAGTTTTGATACTAGTTATAAGCTCTCCATCTCTCGCTGGTGCGAGTCTTCTTGCATCTGCTTGGACAACCTTTATAGTAGCATTGTGCACCGCACGTAAGACGATATCCTCGCCAGTTTTTTTACTAGCCAATCGTCTACATTTAGCTATAAGCCTATCTGCCCCTCGTAGCCCTGACACGCTCTAACTCCAAAACTTGATGATGTGTGTAGACCTTTTTAGAAATAACCCTATGAGTCACTTCCGTCTGACTATCGATACACACACCATCTTTTACTTTGATAGTAGCTGACTTGTTGGCATTTGCGTTCAAAATATCATTGACACGCTCGCCATACAATTCAGATTGTAGCTTGCTACTAGCTGGCCACAATTCAAGACGGACTGTCTCAGCTTCCTTGGCATACCCTTCTTTTGCGACACCTTCCTCTGTGACAGTCTTTTCAAACCGTCGCATTGGATAAGGTTTCAGTCTACTCTGCTTCAAAAACATGACCTGCCACCCTTGCTAGCCTGTGCATGCGTATGCGCTGTAAAAGACCCGTAGACAGGCCTTTTTCTCCGTAGACTACTGCTATACCACCCTCGGTTCTAGAACGCTCTCCTTCCGCTCCTGAGCGGTTGTGGAGCTCGATAGCAACCTCAGGTATCAAAAGACTTAAAGCAGGTGTCAAAGATGTGCGATTAGTCTCTGACAAGATAAGATTTGTAGCTCTTGTTTGGAGCAACATGAGAAGCTGAGTATCTTCTTCGCCTGTTAATTTCTTCAGCAACTCTATAGACATATCAATCCTCTTCTAAGAACTCAGGTTCAGGGAGGATTTTCTCAAGAACATCTGAGATAGCGACACCGTTGCTGGCAATATTGTCAGCCAGCTCAGCATAGCGCTCCTCAGTAATCTCAAGTTCCTCTCCTGCCAGTCGTTTCACATTTGATTCCCAATCATAGAAATCTTGTTTGATTTTAAATTTCACTTTTTAGTTCCTCCAAAACTTCTACAATTTCGGCTTTTGTCAACTTATAAGCGCCTGCTACACCTGCTTCTTTCGCTAGATCCTTCAACTCTTCTAGAGTTTTATTCTCTAAATCAGAATACTGGTTAACCTGCTCTTCTTGAATATAATGACGTCGTAGCAATAAACTCATATCGTCACCTCTTACGCGCCACCGAATTTTACAACTCGTGTAGGGTCGTAAAGGTAAACGCCGTAGTGTTCATCACCTGTGATTACGGTAGTCTTCTTCAAGATATCGCGGTCTGTTTCGATAGCCACATCACGTTTAAGCAAGATAACAAAAGCTCCATATTTGTTAGCGTCGTCTGTCTGAGTTTGACTTGGTGACACTTTAACAAGGAAGCCTTTACCTTCATCAACTTTTTTAGAGCGCACGATTTGCACACCATCAACTTCACCGAAGGTTCCAGAAACAACCATATTTGCTCCAAGCTCTGAACCTTTAATCCATTCTTTTGCTACTGCAGTTTTTAGCTTAGTAGCATCTTTAGGGTTGATGATAGCAACATACTGTGCATCTTCTTCGTCCTCAAAGATATCTAGAGCTTTATCGATTGCCTCAAGAGTTGTTGGAGTTTCTGTAATATGTTGTGTTGCAGTTTTAGCTACCGCTACCAAATCATTATCGATCTTGTTGGCAATAGCTAAACCAAGCTGGTAAGTCGCTTGACCTAGTGGGTCACCAAGACCTGACAAAAGAGACTCATCGGTAATTTCATAACCTTTACCTGCTTTTTTGATGGTCATAGTAGTCTTTTTAGTAGTCAATTGGTCTGGCGTAATTGCTTGGCCTTCTTCAATTTCAGTAGCGTCTCCTGCATACTCCCATGCTGGCACTGTTAAAGTGCTACCTGGTTGACCTTCAAGCTTTGTCTCTACATACGCTAGCGGTGTAAATTTAATCAATTTAGGTAATTTAGCGGCTACCATATCCGCCATTACTTCTGGATTAACCATAGTGGCTAATTTAGTTTGTCCTGCTGTCATTTTCTATTATCCTTTCAATTTCTTATAAAGCTCTGGGTTCTTTTGATAGAGCTCATTTCGACTCTGATAACCCATACGAGCAAATTCTTCTTTTGTGATACCGTCACTATCGACTGGCGCTTGTTTCATTGGAGCTCCGCCTTTTAGTTTTTCTTGAACGCCTTTTTGCACGGCTTGCTCCCATGATTTCTGCAATACAGCGACAGACTGCGATACCGTCTCTGCGCTTGTCAAATCAACTACATTTACTAACTCAACAGGTAAGTCACGTTCACTTAACATCGCTTTAGCTTCTGCGGTCAATTCCTTGCGAGCAATGGCCTTTTCACGGTCGGCTAGTTCTTGCTCACGCTGATCTAACTGATATTTCTGTTTCTCATCAGCGTTCATCTTGGCGAGTTTCTTAGCTTCGTTTTCCTTGGCTTCTTGCTCTGATTTCCACTTGGCAAATTTCTTATCGATGATAGCATCGACATCTGCATCCGTGTACTTCTTCTCGTCTTGCGGTTGTGGTGCAGGTTCTGCAGGTACCTTTTGTTCTTCAACCGTTTCGACTTCGACTGTTTGTGTTTCTTCGTTCATTGCGAACCTCCTATTTTTAAAGTCGTCCCCGACTGTATAATTCCATGGCTTTTTTTGTCATCAATGCTCGGACAATATAAAAACCGCATCAAATCTGACACGGTTTATAGCAATTTACAGTGATTTATAGCAGTCTATTCCTGCCAGTCAAGATTCTGGATCACCTCCTAATCTTTAATGGCACGATTTGAAACTTTGGCGTAAACATCCACATAAGTCTCTTTCTTGTCTCCATTATGCGTGATTTCTGCATAATCTCCACAAGTCTCGCTTGATGTAATTTTGTTCGTACTAACAAGAGCTTTCCAATTTTGCAGGGTCTTGCTAAACCAAACTACAAAGCAGTCTTCTGCTTTGATTTCACGACCTGCCAAGCGTGAAAATTCTTGCGATGCCAATTGTTTTGCTTTTTTTAACATTTTACTCCTCCGTTTTTTCGTATGTTTCTGCAAAAATATCCGGCTTGCATGGATAATATTCTCCTTGCACGCCTTTGATAATATAATCCCCTTTTTTAGCTACCATATCACCTTCAAGTGTAGCAATCCATATATTCCCAAGTGCATCAAACCAAATCTTATTTTCTGCAAAGTCAATTACCTCTTTATGGTTATTGCCGTTCCACTGCACAGCCTCGACCACTACTGGTTTTTTACGGTATTTCATTCCTCAATCCTTTCTGGGTACGAAAAAAGCACTTAGATTTCTCTAGGTGCTTAAGTAATAAATTGCATTTTTATATTTTTTAACACGCTCGTAGTCTGTATTGGTAACAGATTTCAAACGTGATAAATCTGAGTTATGTTTCAAATCTGCAAGTTTTACAACTCTTGCTAAATTATTTGATTTTACTTTCCCAAGATATTCTTGATAACTTTGACCTTTTTTCTTTGTCAAAATTTGTACCGCTGTAACAACTTCATTTGACAAGCCAGACGCGAATAAATCGGCAGCAGTTATATCGCTATCCTCAATCACATCATGTAAAAGAGCGACAGCTTTTTCTTGTTCAGTGTTGACTTGACTGGCCACATAGAGAGGATGCTGTATGTAATCAACACCCGCTTTATCTACCTGCCCTGCATGTGCTTTTTTAGCGATAGCCAAGGCAATATCAATCATGCCGCTACCATCCTGTCAATATAAGTAAATGCATCATTTTCTGAAATTTCTTCAAAATCCGTAAAGTCATTAAAAAAGATTTTATTAAACCAATCCATGCTATTAACCCACTTTTTTTCAATGTCAAAAACTTGCATGACACCATCAATCAAACGAAGTACTTGAGCATTGTTCGTCGTTGTGCGGTAGTATTTAATATCTTTCATATCACTTCACCCTCTCTATATTTTTAGGAATCTCAAGCCCATTGCTTAAATCAAGCATTTCCTTAAATAATTTCATGCGTTCTAGATCAGATGTATTCGTATCACGATACTTCTCATAGAGTTCATGTAATGAACCATTTTTTAAGTCGAAACTTTCCTGAGTATGATACTGCATTTCAAAGTTGATACCATCTTTTTCAACGACTGTATTCACACCTTTGTATGGTCCATCTACTAGCCAAGTGTTTTTTACTTTTACAATTTTATAACCTTCTGCGATAAGCTTCTGTTTCATCTTCAAATACTCTTCTGTAAAAGTATCGGAATCGAAAATAGTTGTGTACCTTAAGGCGTCATTAATCTTACTCACGGCTTTTGACAAACTTATATTTTCAACTAGGCTATCTGCAATAATTTTACGTGATAATGACTCAACTGTTTTCTTCCTAAATTCAAGACCTGCCAATTTGTTTTCTCCTGCGATACGTTGCATATCACTTGTAATTTTTGGCTCAACTCCTGAAATTTTGGACAATAGTTGTTCGCTATAAAATTTCGCCTTGGCTTCTCTTGTATCTTGATTATACACCTTTTCCCCGTCTTTCGCAACATACTTGCTATACCACTCTTTATAAGTCATATCGGCAGGCACGTACTCAACTTTACCTGTCTCTGGATTCCTTGCTCTGCGCTTCAACTTGCTGTAGTCTGCGTCCTCATCGTATCCGACAGTAGTAGACCTACACCAAGGGTGCATAGGCGGACAATTGACACCAGGGACAGCCTTATCCCTATCATAGACCTGATTGTCATGCTCCTGACAAATGCGTGATGTACGCTTGTCTAAGACGGCCACAAAGATATACTTCTCTATATCCGCTTCCTCATAGTTGAGTAGCTCCATTTGGTTATGAAAAAAGGCTGATTCTGTCCGAACCAAACGCCTTGCATCGTTCTGCCCCACATTGAACCGCTCAGCAATTGCTTGTGCAGTTTCTCGTGTATCTCGGCCTGTCATAAGGCTTATGAGTAATTCATCTTTTATGCTTGATGTAAGCTTCCCTGTATTCTTCCAGATGTTTGTTGAGTACGTACTTCCATCTCCTACCCAACTAAAAGACTGTAGATGTTTAATCTCGCTCTCAGGAAGCCCAGAAAAGCCGTATGCTAGTCCTGTCTGCTGCTGCAGGTCAAAGGTAGCCTTGTAGTAACTATCCTTCATCAGGTCGCTATAAAAGGCGTCTGAGCCTGTCTTTTCTGAATGATAGATAGATTCACGCATACGGTCTAAATCATCACTCAAACGTTCTAGGCGCTTCATACGGAAAGAATAAGCTGGGCTGTCTAAGTCAGCTAGTAATCTTTGGATGTTCGGGTCATTCGGTCTCGCTTCAAGTACTTTACGAAGTTCATTCAGATTTTTCTTGTCTTTCATGTTCTTCAATACTTGTCTAGCTTCTACCTGACTTAGACCATAATCACGTTGGAACTTATCAAAAATCTTATTGACTTCCTTATCCAAGTAAGTCTTGGCTTCCTGATAGACTTTATCGAACTGGTCTGCCTGCTTTTCGGCCTTGTCCATCTGCTGGTAAATCAGATTGGCTTTCCTCTTCGCCCAATACTCCTGATTCTTCATCCTCTACCTCGTCTTCGGGTTTCGTGTTGTCTTGGTTAAACATCGGCATGTCTTCCATGTTCTTCTTTTTTTCTTCTTCCAAGGCTTCCAGTTCAGCGTCAGGGTCTTCCACAAACGGCAAGAGAGAAATAAGCTGCCTATTGGTCACTTTACCTTCCAAATTGTTCACAATCTGAGAGATTTCCAGCAAGTTTTTAGGCAAACCACGACTGAATTGTGGAACGATTGAATGAGACTCTAAAGCAATCTGCTTCATGCCTAAGTAATGAGCAAAAATCGCAATACGCTGACGCAATCCTCGCTTATAGTTCGCTTCCTTGGTCTTAGTAATCATCTCAAGGCCCATCAGCTTAAATTCCATGGCTACGCCTGATGTATTCCCTGCGAAATTCTCATCAGTCAAATTAGGCACATGGCTAAATGTGTAGATGTCCTCTTTAAGAGCTGTACGCAAGATTTCAGTAGCACTTTCGTCCAGCGTATTCTTCAAGAACTCAGCCCTTGCACTATCGCCCGGCAATTCCAAAAGACCTTCTTCAGAAAGAATCTTCATTGCTACCTTAGCGTCTTCTGGAGTGTCTGCTAACTGCGTGCCATACAAGACAAGGATAGACTCTACAGCCTGTTCCTTATCATTGACACGATTCCCCATCAAGGAATTATAAGCGTCTATCAAGCTAATTTGTTGCTCATAGTCACCAATTGCAAAGTGATTGTTGCGATATTCGATAATTGGGATTTGACCAAGGTTGTGAGGTGTTGCCTCCTCGCTCTGAGTTGTTCCTGAATCTGTACTTCTCAGCACCATGTGATAGTGCAGATTTTCGGTAAAGACCTCAGCCTGGTGCTTGGTAGTGTCTTTCGTATCGTCTTTTACTTCATAGTAATAGACCGCAAACAAAGGCTTCCGCTCAATACTATCATCGTAGACCATGAAAGTATTCTCCGGATCAATACTAGTTGAATCCAACTCAGCCATACCCTCTTTAGCATAGATGTACTCGTAAGCACGACCATAGATAGCCATGTTCAAAGCATTCTGAGCATCTACTTGGTCAATCTCAGCACCATCAAAGGCTGTAAGTAGTTCATCGATATCACCGTCAGCAGTATTGTTATACTTGATAGGATTGCCCATAAAATAGCCCGTAGCCGTGTCTGCGATATCCTTGGCATGATTGGCTACCGTCTTGTAATTAGGTGCGTTCACGTTGCGTCTCGTGTGTTCTAAGATAGCATGCTCACCCAAATAGTAGCTTTTAAGCTTCTTCAAATGTGAGCTTTCAGTGCTATGTATCGTTATCAATTTGTAAATCAGGTCTTTCTTTAAAGAACCCTCATCATATCCATCCCGTGGATAGGTTAAATATTGGTACATGTCTTTCCTCTCTATAGACCATAATCAGAACGTCTGCGGACGGTTGCTTTTGGTTGCGAATGTTGCGAGTAAATCGCATAACGCACCGCATCTAGTACGTCGTCATTCTCTTTCACTGGTTCGCCTGTCTTTTCATTCCAGATATACTGATAAACTTCATCTTTGAACTTGCTGACCTTGTTTGATACAACAAAAAAGCGTCCGGTTTTCATTAACTTGGCGACTTCTTCAATACCAGACAAGACCGCTTTGTTAGCGTTGAATGTTCTTAATTGCTCTCTTTGAAATCTAGCAACGTGTTCAGGTCGTGCACTGTCTGCCCAGAACGTAATATTCCCGTATCGTTCCTTGATATTCTTAGCGAGGTCTACCCAAAAATCTATCTCTTTGTACTGATGAGCGTGTTCCTCTAACAGATAAGCTGAACCGCCAGATGTTTCTCCAATGACAACAATAGAGCCAAAGTGTTCATATCCCCAGTCAACACCAGCATAGACTTTAGTGATATCTTCTGGTACGTTATCTACAACCATATTCTCGCTAAAATCACGATAGACGACGCCCTCACCAGTCACCCACAGACCAAGAATATCTCGGTCATAAAATACACCAGCTGGTGTCGCATTCTTGATATTCTCTCGGTATCTGTCAGACATGAATGTATTATCATCTAACTTAAAATGAAAGTCGATGATCATATCGTCTCCAGAGTTGATATAATCCCGTCTGAGCCAGTGTGTCGGGATGTCTGGGTTGCTATCCCAAACAATCCTAGCACCCTCTCCTGAGCAACGTGAGATGATTTCCTTGAATACTTGTTCGTTAGCAAGAGATGCCTCGTTTATATAAGCTCCAAAAGCAGTAAAACCACGGGCGCGTTTTAAACCAGATATAGAACCGGTGTAGACTTGAACTACCTTGACACCGCAAAGGGTAAAAGCTCCGTGCTTATCGTATTTAGGTTCAATATCAAACATGTTATACAGTTCCTGAATGATATTGTTTTGTATCGATGTTGAAGATGTTCCAGCTAAGATATACATCGGCTCATCTATGTTTAATCTATCCGCTGTTTCTCTCACTCGTGCAATCTCATTCATGAAGACCATGTTGTTTAGAACAGTTTTACCTGAACGTTTTGCACCATGGAGACCACAGATAAAAAAATCATCATTCAATACTCGTGTAAGCACTTCTTCTTGTCGCTTTGTAAATTTATTTGTCATCAAAAGCACCTCTCAAAGCCTTGGCAAAGTCTATCAATTTATCGTCTTGTTCATTATCCACACCGATTTGTGATTTAAGTTTTTCGATTTCAAGTTCTAGTTTCTCAGCTTGTTTAGCAGTCGGATAACGCTTCAATATCTCAGCTATCGCTTTAATAACTGTGTTATTATCTGCCTTTTTCGTAACTCTATCCACCTCACCAGTGACAGGGTTCATCATCAAAACTTCCTCAAGTCGCTGGCCTCTTGCAATGTCTGAGAGAATCGAAAGAGCCTCTTTAGCGCTCAAAATATTTTCATCGTGCATCTTTTCAGTTTCGGTTTGTATAAACGTTTTAACACTTGCATTTTCTAGCAATTTACTAGCGGTTGTTTTAGCATACGCTTCACTATAACCTGCGAATATTGCGGATTGATAGACATTACCAGTCCTCAAATACTCGCTCGCAAACATCTTTTGTCTTTGATTTAACCCAATGTCCATCACCACCTTTCGAATAATCAAAAAAAGCCACACGATGTGCGACCTTCTTGCAAGGCGACTACTACCTTGCGTGCGTATTAAATTTTGACTTCATTTTTATTTTTTGTAGTCTTTACAACCTCTGAGGGAATCAAACCCTCTAGCTTATAACTTATCCGGAATATAATTAGCTACGCAACCATGCGAGGTCCAGTCGCTACTGCAACCATTTTTAAGTTAATGAGTGATATATGAATGCTAAGCCTGTTGCCTACCCCATTCTGGGACACAAACACTCAAAGGAGAGGGGAGGACTTGAACCTCCAAGGCCATTACAGCCCCCTGACATTACAGGTAACCATCTACCAATTCTGAGACCTCTCTTTTCAATTCTTGATACTACCATTTTAACAGATTTTAGACTTCATGCCTGTACAGTTACTATCATTTACTATCAATTCTGAAATAATAATATCAAGCTCCTTTACTGCCTGTTTCTTCAAACGATAGTAAGTAGGAGAACTTATGCCCCTCATGCTGTCACAGATGTCATCAACGTACATCTTATTGATGTAAGTCATTCTCAAAATAGTTCTATGTTTTGGATTTTTAAGCCTATTGATCATCCTACCTAGTTGGAGCTTTCTGTTGATAACCTCTTTAGTATCCTGTTCTATAGCCTCTTTCATCACGACAAGCTGAGTATAGACATCATCAACTTTTCTAGCTTGACCACCTTGGACTTTGACGTCAATCCACTTGGGGCTTGAGAGCAAACCTGCCTCAAGCTCGTTAATTTCGTCTATACGGCTTTGGATGTCCATGTCCAGATCCTGCAACTCTTTCAAGAGCTCTTTAGCCTTGTTCACTCTCTATCTCCTTTGTGATATAATAATATTGTTTGAAATTATTGCTGAGGTAGAGAGTGCCTTGGCTTTTTTTAATGCTTAAATTCGTTGACCAGGTCCCGGATAAAGAACTTCCAATCAGATTCTCTAAACGTCAAGAAACGATCTGTAGTAAAATTTCTAAGTCTTTTATAGAAAAGCATCTTTAGTTGGATTGACTCACCAACACTCAGTAAAATACCGGGGAAGCGATGTACTGAATGCACTCTATTTCCGTATCCAGAAATATCTAAATGTATTAACGTTTCTGGATATATGCGCCCCATACTAGCTTCAACTCCGAACTCAACCTTAACTTCTTCTACAATTGGAACTTCGTTAAAAATTGGTCGTGCAGAAAATATTGGCGACGAGACTTTTTGCCTTTTTCTTCTTCCTGAATATGGATATTTACAAGGTCTCATTTGCGTCCTCCAAAAGCTCCTTGTTTTCATAGACGTTGCCGATGATTTTCTCATATCCGGTCCACGCATATCCTTCACTCAATCCTTTTAGATAAACTGCAGGCATGCCACCTATGAATGTACCACCGTATTCTTTTTCTAAATACACTTCATGGAGACATCCTCTTGTACATTTAACGATGTCACCGACGAACACTTCCTTGCCATTTCTGTCAAACAATCCTGTTGATTGCATGAGTTCGATTTCGTCAGGATAAGCTGTAATGTAATCATTCATTAAAGCATCGTTTAACTCAAATTCTTCAATCTCGCTATCCTGAAAAAACATACATTTGACTGACATCAGTCTACCTAATTCATAATGCCACACTCTAAATTTCGGTATCATGCCAAATCCTCCTCTTTGACGAAAGCACCATCAATCCAACGACCCTACCGTTTTCTAAATCACGGTCAATAAACCATTGTTTGACTTTCTCTATTGTGTTCATGATAACTCCTATCTCTTCGTTAATTTTGGTAAAATCTCATTCACGATGAATATATAATTAGGTGCAAGAGTTGCTTTTAAAACAATTGCAATAACTAATGTTATCAAGCTTGCGCTTGATGAAATGCAACTAATTTTTAGTGGTATTTTTAAGTCCTTTCTTTTCCGTTCAATGCGTTCTAATTTAATTTCTTCCTCGGTTTTTCCTGTACGTATATCATAGGAATAAACAAAACCACCATCGTATGTAAAATATATGAGAGTTAAAACTGCTAAAACTACTGCAGAAACACTAAATATTACAATTGACATGATTTGAAAAAGACTGAAGAGATCATAAAACATCTTTTCTTTAACGAACATTTCATAAATCTGTGGTGCATTCCCTTTAAATGTTGTAAGCAAAGAACTTACTTCATCAACAGTCATATTTAGCATTTTTGCTAAAGCTTGTAAAATATCATCCATTAGAGTAACACCTCATCCCCAACTTTCACTTTCTCATACACGTCCTTCGTAACTACGAAAATCCCATAGTCTCTGATAGTTACTGTATACAACTTCCCATGCCGTCCTTTTTCAACGACACGCCCGAATATCTCAGCGCCAGCGTTATCAGCTTTATAGACAACCATCGGCTTTTTCTCTTCCAAATCTCGAATCCTGTCCATATGCCAGATGTTCAATCCGGCAGAGACAAGAATCCAGATAGCTATGAATCGTCTCATATTACCACCTCATATATAAATATTTCGTATCAATATCTTGTTCTAAAATACACTCTTTCAGTGACTTTAAAACCTCCAATGCAACGCTAACTGTTCCCCATCTATTTTCAGGTTCATACTGCACATACTTTTCAGGGTACCGTTCTAGTTCAGAGATACCGCGTTGAATGTTATCTAAAACATCAGCGATGTTGTACGTAGTGTCTTGATCAAAATCCCAGTTCATAGCAACTCTAAACATTCTTCCAAGATTGTAGGTCGGAGAACTATATTTAGGTTCAGCGATACAAATATAATCTCCACTCTCTATTTTTACTAATATTTCCAAATCATAACTCATCTACCTGATTCCTCCGCATTATACTGCAACCATACTAAGCATTCATATAGATCCCTTGCTTGCCTTTTGATGTTGCTTAATGATAGACTGCTCAATTTATCATCATTTTGTAAGACTTCTATCTTGAAATTTGAAATAGCAGCAGTCAATTCTTTTTCTTTTTTTAAATTTTCACTACATGACATCACTCCACCTCCTCAATCTCAATTCCTTCACAATCAAACACCCAGCCGAAGTTTGCGTCTTCTAGTTGTTTACGGGTGTGGGAATATATAACATCGTCTAAACTAAAGCTTTTTGTAAAGAAATACCTTTTCAAAAGTTCTCCATAAACCAACATATTTTCTTTAATATTCCCTTTAATCTTAACAAAATACCGCTTCTCTTTTTCAACCTCGTAGCCGTTAAGCCAAGCAAGACAGAATTTTTCGATGTTATTTTCGTAAAACCAATCAGGAACTTTCTTATCATAATGATCTTCAATTACTCTCATTGCACCGTAAACATGAAAATTGTTTTTCTTTTTAAATTCTATATATTCCGCCACACACTGCGGAACTTTGACTGGTTGCAGTTCGTCTAGTTGTTCAAAGATTTCTTTTACATCCTTCCACCAAACTGCATAACCTTGAAAATTCCCAATTATTGTTCTTCGTTCCTCTAATTTTTTAATCAATTCCTGCTTATTCATCTTAGTTTCCTCCATAAATCAAATAAACTGCAATAACTACCTGAGACATTCCTGGCGAATAGCCAACCCAATCATCAAACTCCTTAGATTTTGGCAACCAACCCTTAGTAGCTCCCAAATCATAGTCTGTAGGCTTTTCATCAGCGAAGATGCATTCCATCGCTCCCATAAACGTCATACCATCTTCTGCCATTTCCCAAAAATAGTCCGCCCGGTCTTTCACCGCTTGTGGTAAATCTTGCTTGGGAGGTTGCGGCTTCCCGTCTTCTACCGTCCAGTTGTATACTTCATTAACTTTTTGCTTTAACTCTTCCATCATCTTCCAACTCCTCCGCTTTCCGTCTTAATTCTCATTATCTTCCTCCTCAATTTTAATAACGGCCCTACCGTTTGGGTGTCGTCTTTGGTGTGATGTGTAAGTGTAATACTTTAACATCCTTTCAGTAATTCCTGTCTCGCTACTGATCTGCGCTAATGTTCCAAGCGTAACAAACACATCACCTTGATATAATGCGTAGTCAGCCATCTGCTCCTCATTTCTTCAAATACTCAGGGATTTCATGACCTCAATCTCAACCTCTATCCGTGGATTTAGACTGTAGAACTTGCCTACATCATGCAGAGCTATCTGACCGTCGTCTTGGAATACGATCCCTGACATACTGTCATATAGGGCTTTTTCGTAGTTGTCAATGTCAGGCTTTTTGCCTACTGGGATGATTTCATCTAGGAGGGCCTGCTGGTTCTTCTTGACCTTGGAAATGTACTGAGGAGGTTTGATGTAAAATCTAACCTTTGCCCTCAGTGCTCCCTCAAGAATAGGCTGCCCCATGTACTGATTAGCAATCAGCAACTGGCAGTTATTGCGCCAGGATTTCATGTCCTTGTCTTCGTAAGTAGTGGTAAAATTCCCACGCCTCGCAAATCGCGGCCGTGATTGAGGTTTAGGCTCAATGTTTAGGGTTAATTTCATTCAAGAGCCCCCTTAAATCCTGCCATCTCAAAGAGATTTTTTCTGTTTTCGTTTACGAACTCAAAGAATTTTTTAACCTCTTGTAGCGTCTTGATGTTGCTCTTGACTCGTGTTAATGAAGTGAAAAATACATCATTTTTGGGAATTGCCTTAGCTTTACACTTGTAGACCGGTTCAAAAAGGTCACCATTGTCATCTAGTGTAGGAGCCGTGTCTTTGTTATCAAAGCTAATGCTCATATCATAGTTTAGAGTCGTAACGACCTCTATTTTTTGTTTCTCAATGATGATAGCAATACGTTCTGTCACATTGATTTTACTTGCCATGTTCTTTCTCCTGTTAAAAAAGTGTCGTTTTCAAAGGGTACACATCTTCAAACGGTACTCCAAGTCTTAGACAGTCTTGTTTGATGTCCATTGTAGAAATCACATACTTGACGCCATTGTTTTTCTTGTCGTAATGTGGAAAAGTGTACCCGTCATTTTCAATTTTGATCTTGATGTCCGTTTTGGTTTCAGGTTTCCAATCCACCCAATCCGTCCACTCCATTCTTGTCCTCCTCAAACTTTACAAACGTTAGCCAGTGTGTGGTGCCTCTTTGCTGACCAAATAAGGGCTTGAATGGTATCACCTCTAGTAATTTCTTTACATTTATCTGACAGTCAGACCATTTAAAGACTAGTGTGCCGCCAACTTTTAGAACTCTCATACATTCTTCAAAACCCTTGGCCAAATCTTCCGACCAGGTAACTTTGTCCAGCTGTCCATACTGAGCTTTCATTATCGAATTAGGTCCAGCCCATTTTAGATGTGGTGGATCAAACACAACTAGATTAAATGTGTTGTCTTCAAAAGGCATGTCACGAAAATCACCGATAATATCAGGGTCTACATTGACCTTTTTGTCATGTATCTCAAATGTTTCTTGCCTAATGTCCATAAAAATTGTGTGACTTTCGTTTTTATCAAACCAAAACATACGACTGCCACAGCAAGCGTCAAGAATTTTAATTTTTGACATATATACCTCCTAAAACGGCAAACCGTCATTTGGGAGGTCAAAGGGGTTAGGATCGGTAAAAGGTGAGCTATTCCCATTTTGGAAACTGTTGCCTTGTCCGTGCTGACTGTTGCGACTCTCTAGCAGAGCTACACTCTCAGCGATTACTTCAGTCACATATCGACGCTGACCGTCTTTCTCGTAAGACCTAACTTGTAAGCGCCCAATGATCCCAATAAGTGAGCCCTTGCTGCAATACTGAGCAATGATGTCAGCTGTACCTCTCCAAGCTTGAAAATTGATAAAATCAGCCTCACGCTCTCCATTTTCGTTTTTGAAATTGCGATTGACTGCAAGCGTGCCCTGTAAACTAGATACATTATTAGGCGTTTTTCGTAGATCAGGAGGCGCTACAAGCCTCCCAACCAGTGTGACGTTATTTATCATCTGATTTGTCCCCCTCTAGTGCTACGCTCTCCCAAGAGATACCCTAAAAACACCCATAGGATAGCCATCCCAATCTCTTTGATAAAATCATTCATTATTTCTCTCCTTTGCATTCATAACATACATTTTGACCTACATCTTTTCCCTTGATTATTGATAAGCTACCACATTTCTCACAGCTGATTATGAAACCTAAACCATTTGAATTAATACTGCTTATATTGTTCTCTGAGGGAACTTTGTAAATAATCAATGCGGATGTATGCCAATATTCAGCACTGACTCCACTGTCAGCGACAGCAGACACATTTGATTGAAATTTGATGTCAATCAACTTAATGCCTGGATTTTCGGCAAGCCAGCTATTTATTTGGTCGTCAATCGCCTCATGATGTGGATAATCACATGAAAAAAATACGGTTTTAATCATATTCCCCTCCTGGATTGTGCCACCAGATCATCAGGTCTTCCTGATTATCTCTGATGTACTGCTCAAATATTTCAAAGTGGACGATAGCATGTTTTAAGCGTTGCATACCCTCTCCAGATTTTGAGCAAAAGCTGAAAACTTTAAAGACAGGCTCAATCATGTCAATAATTTCTACGACTTGGCCATTGAGGTTCCAGACGCTATCCTCTCCCACCTTAAAATCTAGGATAAACTCATCCCCTAGGTTGTGGATAACATGCAATTTCTTGCCGTCCGAGTAGATGGCTACGCTGTCAGATATTTTTCTGATGTCCATGGTTACCTCCCCATTGCTCATTGAGTTCAGCCTGAGTCAATGGCTCAATACGTTGATAACCGCTGACTTGATAGTTCTTTTTAAAATCAAATCCGAGTTGACTTAGACCAGCCTTGAAACGGTCTTTTTCGGCTGTGTCTACAAAATACACCTCTAAAGTCATTTTTTGGGTATATCGTTTTAGGTCATTTTCAGCCCCTCTAAGAGCGTTAGGCTCATTTTGGAGGATTTGTCCACCGTCCAAGATTTTGCCCGTTTCTGGGTCAAAATTTGGGGTTCCCGTTGATTTTGGAGCCCGTTCTTGCTGTTTGGTTTGTTGGGCTGCTAAAAGTTCCTGACTTTCTCGCTCTGCTCGTTCTTGAGCCTGTCTGATTTCTTCCTTTTGCTTTTCAAATTCATAGTCAGCTTTGATTTGTTCAAAGACCTCAGCAAGAGTCAAGTCTTTCAGCTGTCGGATGTACGGTGAGTCAGTCATGCCGTACTCAGCACAGAGGCCTGAAATAGCTGACTTAGCCTTTTCAAATTCTTGCTGTTTCTGAAATTCAAATGTGACCATGTCGTCAAGTGATTTCATTGTAGCTTTTTTAAGCGTCACGCCGTCTGCCATGAAATCGCTAGCTTTAACATAATCAAGGGCCTTTTCATCAAAGATACGAGGATCCAGCATGTACTCAGCAGATTTGTTGGCTATGTAACTCTTAACCGTATCTATTTTTAGTTGTCTTTGATGTTCTTCAATTTCCTTGATACCTTTATCAAATTCACTAACTACGGCTGCAAATGGTTCAATAATTGACTTAGCATAACTATCCCATGTGTTAGCCGTCTCTGATAGCAAGTTTTTAGTGTCGATACGGATACGATTTTTAGACTCAATTAGCTTATTAAATTCAGCTCGCTTTGCCTTGTCGTCTTTGAGAGTTCCAGCTGTAGGAATATAGTCCTTGTACTTCTCAGTAGCCTCTATGAGGTCTTTTTCAAAAGACTCTCTAGTAAGTTCATCCGTTGTGATCATCTCATAGATTTTATTGATTTTCTTATCATCAATAACCTGTAATTCTTGCATGTTGTCCTCCTAATATTCAAGTTCACCGTCTAGCAATTCGCCCTGGATTGTTTCCTCAGTTTGAGCAGGTTCGGGATCTGCATGATTTGCCTCTTGCTCTTTGTTGAATTGCTCAATTTCAGCCATCTTGCGTGCTACGACATCCTCACGGCTCTCTTGAGGTGTGACGTCTTTGATACGGTCAAATGTCTCTCCACCGTCGTCCTCTGTGTACATGTTCCCCAAGTCCTCAGGGAAAGCCTCTCTAAGAGCATTTACTAGAGCCACTTTCCTGATCATGGTAGCTGGCATGGTGTTCCATGTACTTTGTTTCTTGTCATATTCCTCACGACTGACAACAATTTCCACAGGTACCTTGAAATTTTTGCGGTGCACTCTAGCCCATCCGCCTATCAGTGTATCTTCTGGGAGCATGATTGCCCCTTTGCGTTCGTGCATAACACCCTCACTGTCTACTACCACTACTCCAGCCTCAAAGCCCTCATAGTCTTTACATTGGGCGGCACGTTTCAAGAAAGCCTCTTTAGAGACAATCAAGCTAAACTCTTTGCCCCCATTACGGTTTGTGTAAGCTACAATGTAGACCTCGTTAGCAAATGGGTTAAGATTGCGACCTTTACACAAGGCTAGCGCCTGACCTACTTGTTTTTCAGTCAGTAGGTTTTGTGGGTCAAAATACTTTTTGATGTCTGCCCCGGTCAATAAACTTGGGTCAGTAGTGATGTTACGTTTTGTCTGTGTTGCTAATTGATTATTAGTCATTTTCTCTCCTTTTTCTTTTAGTAATTAAACATTGTCCCACAGTATCCAGCTTCTTCTAATGCTAATTGGTTCAAATAGTGTGACATATCGCTAATACTCATTTTTCTAACCATTTTCTCGGTTAGATAATCGCCATCAATTTCTTCTCTCATTGCCTCTCTAAGTTCTTGTTTCCATTTTTTGTAATATAATCGTTTTTTCATTTCTTTCTACCTTTCGTCTTCTTCAAATTCCAATTTTCACGCTCTAAATGCTCTCTATTCATAGGCTAACAATCTCCTACATAGATCCATTGACCAGCGCTGAAAATCCAATCAGCTGGGTCAAGTTCTTCTTGCTTCTCAGGCGGTTGCATTATATCTCTGTCGTAATCAAACATGCGCATACACCTTCCCAAGCTCAAGCACTCGTTTCACATATCTGGCCTTTGACGTTAGCCCAAGATCCAGCAATTCGTTTTTTTCTTCATGATTAGCCAAAAGCCATACACGGTTTTCAAGTTCAATTCTAGTCATCTTCCTGCTCCACATCTTCAATTTTCACTTCGCTATTTAGACGTTTCATGGCTTCATCTACCGACTTGCCGCCCAGGACGTCCTTGAGCATATGGCTTAAATCGTGCATTGTTTGAGCCTTCGCCTTGCTTCTTTCAGTCTCTGGCATCAAGCCCATATCTTGTAGAGCTAGAAACGCAAGGCTGAAAGCGTGCATTTCTTTCTGAAGTTGTTTGATTTTTTTGATTGTTTTTAGTGCTTTAAACATATTGTTCTCCTTGTTCTTTTTCTTTGTAGATTGCCAATTGTTGCTTCAAGTCATAGATTTCTTGCTCGAAAGCAAAGCGACGCTTGCGCTCCTCAAATAGGTCGGTCATGAGTTCGACCGCTACCTCTCGCCAGTCAAGGTTGACTGCTTTAAGAACTACTTCAAGTCTGAGTTTTAACTTGGTAAGTAATTTCATTAAGCTACGCCCTCCTCGTTAGATTGCTTGTTCATGCCTAAAATAATGTCATAGTACGAATGACCAGCAGGGATGACATAGCCTGTCAAATCATCAACTTGAGAACCATCTGCCATGATGTTTACAATCCGTGGCTCCCATTCCTTTTTTACTGTTTTCATGATATAATTACCTCGTAAAGTATTTTGCTTAGTCCCTCAATGGAATTGCCGTTCCAGAGGGGCTTTTGTTTTTATCCTGTCAAGTATTCCTGATTAAGGAACTTATTGATAAAATACTGTTGTCCTTTGCCTGTGACCCCCTCGTCCTGTTTGCTGCTCATTTTTGAGAAGCAAAAAATCTTGATTTTCTGTAAAGCCGTATTCAATCATTCTATTGAACCAATCGGCATATTTTGTTTTGACTCCCAGAGCTTCATGAAGTTGTCTTCCGGAAACAACAGGCTCATGATTGTCATTCAGGGTTACGTTGATGAGTTCGTTCATAGTATTCCTTTTATTCCTTCCTCCTATTGAGTTACTTGAGAAGTATCATGAATGGCTTCATAGCTAAGACGCTTAAATTCTTCTGAGTCTATCTGAAAATTGATAGACTTTTTTTGTAAACGCTCAAGAAAACTAGTGTTTCTTAAAAGTTTTTCAACTAACTCAGGGTCGGCCTTTACAAAGGTGGACTCTTTTTTCCCACTATACGGATATCGTCTTGGTCTCATTTTTTCTCCTTTCCTATTTTTCAAAGTCCTAAAATTGAAATTTCTCTCTTTTATTTTTTAGAGAAGTATTAGTTTGTTGTAAGTTAGTAGTTATTACTAAGTTAGTGCCGTTAGGCTTAGATTATTGTATAGTTAGTACTTGTTGTATAGTTAGTACTTATTAGAGGGCAATTTTACACATGGCAATTTTACACATGGCAATTTTACACATGGCAATATTTTCCAACTGTATTTTTAAACTCCGTTATCTGTGGATAACTCTTTCTCAAGATTAGTTTTTAGATACTCAAAGTAATCATCTGAAATAGGCATATCTGAAAAAAATCTATATACCGTTACGCCTTTACCTCTGCCTAACCCTAAGCGATATACTCTGAGATAGCCTGCTTTCTCTAAAAGCTTAAAGTGCTCATCTACGGTGCGCCTGCTTATTCCTAGACGTCGTGCAATCTCGTCAGGATACACAACCCAATCAGACTTATTCATCAAGATTACTGTAAGGATACCTATCGTTGTTGCCTTTAAACGTTTGTCTTGAGCATAAGCATTATTCAAAGATGTGTAATTCCCATGAGTATTCCTGATTATATACTGCATACCTCATATTTAATCCCCTTTCTCTCCACTTATTTTCAATCATTCTTCCCCATTTCTATTTTTCGTTACGGTTAAACCGCAATATCAGGTAAAAAAATAATATCATCTACTGATACATCGAAAACACTAGCGATTTGATATGCTTTCGAAACACTAGGCTCTGTTATCCCACGTTCCCAATGCCCCCATGTATCAACTGATACATTCACAGCTGCTGCCGCATCACTTTGTCTCCAGTTTTTGAGTGTTCTTAGTGTTTTTAATGTCATTTTCGACACGTTCCTACCTCCTTATTTTTCTATTTGTTCCTCGCAATTCTGCTATAATGTAGTCAGAAAGGAGGGAATGTTATGACTGATCACCAGCTAGAAACTTCTTTAATCGTCCTTGGCAAAGAATTTGATAGAACCAAGAAAAACGGAAAAGAAAGTTTTAGTGTTCATGTTTCTTTTTTTGATGGTTTAGATGCTAATCAGCATCTTCAAGAGTTTGCACGACAATATCCCGTAAAGATTGACCGTTCGAACTCTGACCAAATAACTTTTCTAATAGACTTGTTCGGAATCTAGTTCACTTCATAATTGATGATGGCACAAATTAATTCCGCCCGTAACTCGAAACG